TGCGAATATATCTTGCGGAAACACTTAGCATTCTGAAATCAGAGTGCTTTTTTTATACAAGGAGGTGCTAAATGGCACAAGGAATTGGATATTTAAAACGTAAACTTGCACTGAAGCAGTCTAGAGTTCAGACTCGCTACAGATACTACGAGATGAAGGAATGTCATACTCCAAGAAATCTGATGGTGCCTGTTGAGCTGAGAAACAAATTCTCAATCAAGCTTGGATGGTGTACAAAGGCAGTAGACAGTCTGGCTGACAGACTGCAGTTCAGAGGTTTCAGGAATGACAATCTTGATCTGACTTCCATCTATCAGATGAATAACTTTGATGTACTTGCAGACAGTGCCATTCTTGGTGCATTGATTACAAGCTGTGACTTCATTTACATCTCAATGGATAAAAACGGCTATCCTCGAATGCAGGTCATTGACGGTTACAATGCTACAGGCATCATGGATGAAATCACAGGAATGCTCGAAGAAGGATATGCAGTTCTTGACCGTGATGAGAATGATCAGATTGTTTCTGAAGCGTACTTTGCTAAAGGATATACAGATTTCTATATTAAAGGTCAGGAACCATACAGAATTGAAAATATCTGCTCTTATCCATTGCTTGTTCCAATTGTGTACAGACCTGATGCAAAGCGACCATTCGGTCATTCAAGAATCAGCAGAGCATGCATGAAGTATCAGAATAATGTTGCGGATACTCTTCTAAACATGGCTATCTGTTCTGAAACAAATGCATTTGTACAGAAATATATTGCTGGAAGTGATCCAGATATGGAATTCGATTCATCAAGAGCATGGATGAGTTCTTTTCTGAATATCAGTGCAAGTGAAGATGGAACCAAGCCAGACTTGGGACAGTTCCAACAGGCAAGTCTTGCACCATATATTGATGAAATTGAAACACAGGCTTCTCTATTCGCTGGTGAAGTAGGGCTGACATTAGATGATCTAGGATTCTCTAAATCAAATCCTGCAAGTGTAGATGCAATCAGAGCATCACATGAGAATCTAAGACTGACTGCTAGAAAGGCACAGAGGCAGTTCGGTATTGGTTTCTTGAATGCAGGATATTTAGCTGCATGTTTAAGAGATGACTTTGATTACAATCGTGAAGTGCTTTATGAAACAAAACCAATCTGGGAACCTGTATTTGAACCAGATGCAAATGCTATTGGAATGATCGGCGATGCTGCAGTCAAGGTGAACAGTGCTGTTCCAGGATACTTCAACGCTGAGAATCTTCGAGATCTGACAGGAATCGACAGTGATGAATGATGAGGTAAAGAAGGCCTGGAATCTGTTTCTTGAACATGTTCAGAAAAACTCTGAAGTGCAGAAGCTGATGAAAGCAGTCGGCAACGGAACAGCTACATATGCAGAAGCACTTGAGTATTCTTCATCGCTCAGTAAACTGCTTGTTGAAAGTGCTTCGGAGATTTATCCAAAAGACTCTCAGAAAGTACTCGAAATGCTCAAGAACAGTCAGTACTGTAAGAACTATTTCAATCATGTAGACAAGTACCTGTACGATCTTCAGAGTTCACTGAATAAAGACAGTGGACTTGGCATGAAGCCGGTCAAGATGGTCAAGTATAATCAATTGCTTGATCAGAGTGTTTCATCATCTGATGACTACGAAGCTGATATAGAAAAATACAAAAGCAAAGCAGAGCTTTCAGCCAACAAGCATGTTGATACATATCAGCAGTACAATGCTAAAACACAAGCAAAAGCAGGGTACAAAGTAACAGTATCACGCACATACGATAGAGTAGGCTTATCAGATAAAAGAGCATGCACATGGTGCCTTGAAAGAGCAAAATCTAACGTTCCATATGATGAAGCATTCAAAAATGGCATGTTCCAGCGTCATGAAGGTTGTCACTGCATCATTGAATATAACAACAACGGTGAAAAGAGCTATCAAACAAGTAAAGGTGGGATCAATAGCTTTTCGAAAGAGAAATCCAAAAAAATAAATAGCAGTATAGAAAGATTTAATAATGAAAGCTATAATAAAAGAGCCAAATTTAAACTCAATGATCAATTATTTGCAAATAAAACGGATCATGCTAAGCAAAGAAGCAAAGAAAGAAAAATTGATGATAGAGCTATTGAATATGCAAAAAGAAACGCAATACATGTAACTGGAATTTATTACGACGAAAAAGGTAAACCTTGCATAAATTATATAGGGTTTAAAATTACTACAGTTGTAAATCCAGAAACGAATGTAGTAATTACAACATTTAGGACACCAGCTTCTGTAAGAAAGAAGTACAAAAAAATAAAATGAATACGAAATTTAGTGAAAAGCAAATTAAATACATAAAAGATGTATTAAATGAAAAAAGCAGCATTTCAATGGATGCTTCAAATCTGTCTGATGAACAAGTTTGCAGTATTTTTGATAAGGCAACTGTTCGCTTGATGGAGCACGGATTCGACGAAGAATATGAGCCTACATATGATGGGACTATGTGTGAAAGTATTTTAGACATCTTAGGTGATTTATAATGGCAAAAGACGATTATTACACATTGGTAGCTAAGATACTTGTTTATCTATATAAAAAGTACAAGCAAAAAGAAATTGAAAAAGATTATATTTCACCTTTAACAAAAGATTTTCCTGTAAAAGATGAACAATTGATGGAAACTGTATCAATGATGATTGAACAAGGATTGGTTAAAGGTACATGTGTAAAGGCTTGGGGTGGTGATATTGTGATGATTGATTATCAAAGTCTTAAAATAACACCTGATGGAATTGATTATCTTCAGGATAATTCAAAGATTAGAAAGATTTGTGAAACACTAATTGAAGCTAAGCCTATTTGGGAATTGTTTTTATAACACGGCAACCGTACAGGTTGCTTTTATTTTGAGGTGGATAATGGATTATTTTCAAAAAGAGAAAATTAAAAACATTTTTAAAGCTTGTATTCATGCTTTAATCGGTGCAGCTATTGCAATTGCGACAATGAAATTATTTGGTTAAAAACAACGTGATTAATGTAGTGATAAAAGCAACTAAAGAAGGAAAAATTATATGAGTGATAATTGCTGACAGTAGATCACGCAGCCTTAAATATGAGTTTTCTTTTCCAATATACTTCAATTGATAAATATAAGGAACTCTAGTTTTAGAAACAAGATTATTATCAATTAGATATTGCATAGTTTCTTTGAAATCACATGATTTAACTTTATATGAAGAAAATATATCATTTCCAATAGTTCTTCTAGTTTCTTCAATATTTATTTCTGATATTGGATAAACTCTCTGATTGTATATGTCTATATAAACGTATGAACTTAAAGAAGTTTGTACGTTTTTAATAGCTGTCAGCAATGTTCTTGCATCTTTAGGAAGTGGTACAGAATTCATAAATTATTACCTCAATATAGTCAAATTATAGGAGATACAAAATGATAAATAAAGAGATTAGAGCACCCAACAGAATAACATCAGGATAAGGAGGACATATGGCAGAACCTAATAGATTAGGTCGCCAGACTCCTACAAAATCCGTAGTTTTACCATATGAGAACACATATGGAAAAGAAGCAATTGATATCTATGAAAAGACTGGCAGACAGGCACAGGATTGGCAGAAGCTTCTGATCTATGACATACTATCCTACAACGATGAAGGATTATGGATCCATACAAAGTTTGGTTATGCAGTGCCTAGACGTAACGGTAAGAATGAAGTCATTACGATTCGTGAAATGTATGGATTGATTGAAGGCGAGCAAGTTCTTCACACCGCCCATAGAACACCTACATCATCTAGTGCTTTCTATAGACTGCTAAAGCTGTTGGAAGATGCAGGATATAAAGATAAACATGATTATATTGCTCATAAGCAATACGGACTTGAAACAATTGAATTTCCATCGAGTGATGGAAAAGTCAGCTTCAGAACCAGAACATCTAAAGGTGGACTTGGTGAAGGCTTTGATTTGATGATCATTGATGAAGCACAAGAATATCAAGATGATCAAGAGACAACATTAAAGTATGTTGTTTCATCCTCAAAAAATCCTCAGACACTGTTCTGCGGAACACCACCAACAATGGTGTCTAGTGGAACAGTATTTATGAAAATGAGAAATAAGGCGCTATCTGGTGAGACAGAGAATACCGGCTGGGCGGAATGGTCTGTTGATTCGATGACAGATGTTCACGATGTAGAAGCTTGGTATGAAACCAACCCATCATTAGGTACGATCTTTACAGAACGTATCATCAAAGATGAAATTGGGGATGATGATCTTGATTTCAACATTCAGCGTTTAGGATACTGGTCAAAGAAGAATCTGAAATCTTTCATTTCAGAAGTACAGTGGAATGAATGCAAGCTCACTTCTCTTCCAGAACTGAAAGGAAAACTCTATGTTGGTATCAAATTTGGAATTGACGGTCAGAATGTGGCAATGTCTATCGCATGTAAGACCACAACCGAAAAAGTATTCGTAGAGTCTATAGACTGTCAACCTAGACTGAATGGAAATAAATGGATTCTGCGCTTTCTAAAGCAGGCAGATATTGCATCTATAACCATTGACGGCAATGGATCTGCGACTCTTGAAGAAGAACTGAAGGATATGAAGCTGAAGCATATCATTATTCCAAAGACATCAGAAGTAATTACGGCCAATGACGTATTTAAAACATCACTGGATCAAGGATTGGTTGTCCATATGGGACAGCCATCACTTGCTCAGTCAGTCAGCAACTGCCAGAAGAGACTGATAGGCAGTCAAGGCGGTTATGGATATCAAAGCATTAAAGAAGGCATAGACATATGCCTTATGGAAAGTATGGTTTTCGCTTTCTGGCAGGCAAAGACCGCTAAAGAAAGACGAAAACAGGTTATTCACTATTAAAGCAGCTTATCTCAGCTGCTTTTTTAGATATTACGTACACTACACGGAAAGTAGGAAAAGGAGACTTAAACATGACATTCACACCAATTGAAACACAGGAAGCATTCGAAGCAGCATTGAAAGAGAGACTTGAGCGTGAGCGCTCAACTATGACTAAAAAGTTTGAAGGCTATACATCACCTGAAGCACTTCAGAAGATTAAGGATGAATATGACTCTAAGATCAAAGGCTTGAATACTTCAATCACAGAAAATGCGAACAAGTATGCAGACTATGACAAACAGCTTGCAGAAAAAGATGCCAAGATCAGTGCTTACGAGACCGACTCGGTAAAAATGAGAATCGCACATGAGAATGGGATCCCTTATGAGATGGCTTCTAGATTATCCGGAACTACAGAAGAAGACATCCGCAAGGATGCAGAAGCATTATCTAAATTCATTGGTAATCGAGGACAGGTACCACCTTTAGCAAATCACGAAGATCAAAAAGGTGATACATCTAAACAGATTTATTTACAGATGGCGAAAAACCTAAGAGGAGAATAACAAATGGCAACAATTACTAAAACTACAAATTTATTTCCAGTGGAATTTATTCCACAGATTTTCAGCAAAGTAGCTGGTCATTCTACATTGGCAAAGCTTTCAAAGCAGGAACCTATTCCATTTTCAGGAACATCACAGTTTGTATTTACAATGGATGGTGAAGCATCTATTGTCGGCGAAGGCGATGCCAAACCAGCAGGTGATGCAGGATTTAAACCAGTAACAATCGCACCAATCAAGTTTGTGTATCAGCACAGACTTACAGACGAATTTGTGAACATGTCTGAAGAAAAGCAGGTTCCATATTTGCAGGCTTTCACAGACGGCTTTGCAAAGAAGATGGCAAGAGCACTTGATATTGCAGCAATGCACGGTGTAAATCCTGCAACAGGTAGTGCCTGTGAAGCTATTGCCAGCAAGAACTTTGATATGGCAGAAGTTGGATCCGTAACAGTAACAGCCGGTTCTGAAGATGATACTCTCGATGCAGCGATTCAGACAATTGTTGCTTCTGATGGAGCAATTACTGGTATTGCAATGGCACCGGCCTTTGGAAGCGACTTAGCTAAAATCAAAGTAAACGGTGTAGTTCAGTATCCTGAATTCAGATTCGGTGGCAATCCTGGTACATTCGCAAGTGTTCCTTCTGATATTAACAACACTGTTTCATTCAAGACATCAAAGGATTTAGCAATTGTCGGTGACTTTGCTAATGCATTTAAATGGGGCTTCGCAGAAAACATTCCAATGGAAGTCATTGAATATGGTGATCCAGATGGACAGGGCGACTTAAAGAAAACCAACCAAATTGTATTGAGAGCTGAAGCATACATTGGCTGGGGTATTTTAGATAATGCTTCATTCAAGAAGATTGTAAAGGCTGAATCATAAGAACTATGAAATACAGAAATATTAAAAACGGCTCTGTGATCGATATTTCCTGTATTCTGAATGATGTGGATTGGAAGGCTTTAGAGCCTTCCGAGCCACAGCCAGTTGAAGAACCACAGGAAAATGAAGATTCATCTGTTGAAGAACCACAGGCAGAAGAACATAAGAAACCGCAGAAGAAAACCGGAAAGAAAGGATGATGATTTATGAGGGAACCATTTGCTACAGTAACGGATGTTATTAATCGGTACAAACTGCTGACGTCAGAAGAAACTGCCAAGGCAGAAGTACTGCTGAAAGATGTATCCAGTGCCTTACGAATCAAGGCAAAGGAATGCAATCGAGATCTTGATGCAATGATGGCAGGGAATGAAGATTATGCAAATGTAGTCAGAATGGTTACTTGTGATATTGTCATTCGTAGGCTGGATCAGGATTCATCAAGCAATACATACAATCTTCAGCAGGAATCACAGTCAGCTCTAGGCTATACATGGAGTGGAACATATGTGAATACCGGTGGTGGTACATCTATCCTTGATAAAGATCTCAAAAAGCTTGGACTTCGTAAGCAGAAGGCAGGCTTTATTGATTTCTATGGAGTCGGAAATGCAGCGAATTAAAGGTATTACTGTTACTCTTTATTCAAGAACGGATACAGGCAAGAGGGATGCTTTCAATCACCCAGTCTATGAAGAAAAAGCTGAAGAGATTGAAAATGTACTCGTGTCTCCTATCACAAGTGAAGACATTCTGAGCAACACCTCATTAGACGGCCATAAAGCCTCATATACGCTTGGTATTCCTAAGATGGACAATCATTCATGGGAGGATGCAATCGTTGGATTCTTCGGCAGAAGATGGCACGTAATCGGCATTCCTCAGGAAGGCATTTCAGAAAATATTCCTCTCAGCTGGAATAAGAAAGTGACGGTTGAAGCTTATGAATAGCAAAGTGAAATTTGAACATGATTCTAATGGTTATATTGAACTGATGAAATCACAGGAAATGCAGAATGTGCTTTCTCAGTATGGAGAACAGATCAAGAACTCTGCAAACAGTTCAGGTCACGCTGGTGACAGCTATGAAAGCAGTACATCAGTCGGTCAGACAAGAGCCAATGTCAAGGTATATCCAGGGAATCAACATGCTGTACGAAGCAACTCTAAATACAATACGCTGCTGAAAGCGTTAGGAAGTGTGAAAGGATGATCGTAGAAGCTGTTGTTAGAAACTATCTGGAAGAAGAACTGAAGCTTCCAGTATTTCTTGAACATGAAAAGAATATGCCTGAACAGTACGTCATGATTGAAAGAACAGGTGGTGGAAGAGTGAATCTGCTGAACAATGCAACTCTTGCAGTGCAGTCTATCGGTCAGTCCATGTATGATGCAGCAGTACTGAATGAACGTGTCAAATCAGCTATGTATGCACTGCCTGGATCACATGGCATTTCATCATGCAGATTGAATTCTGATTACAATTTTACAGATACAGAAACAAAGGAATACCGCTACCAGGCGGTATTTTATTTAACTCACTATGAGTAGAAGGGAATAACATATGGCAACAAATAACTCAGCAAATGTTACAGCAGGAACTCCTAAAGTCGGTGGTGCTTTTTTCCACGCTCCTTTAGGAACTGATTTACCTACAGATGCGAAAACAGCGTTGAATGCTGCATTCAAAAACCTGGGATACATTTCAGAAGACGGTTTAACTGAATCTACATCTATTGATACAAATACTGTCAAAGCATGGGGCGGAGATGTAGTAATGGTCAATCAGACTGGCAAGACAACTACTTTCTCTTTGACTCTGATTGAAGCATTGAATGAAGAAGTTCAGAAGTACACACACGGCGCCGGCAATGTTACAGGTAATTTAACTACTGGCATGACTGTAAAGAATGCTTCAGGCGAATTGGAACCGGAAGTACTAGTAGTTGAGCAGATCATGAACGGAAATGTTCTAAAGCGTACTGTCATCCCAAATGGAAAGATCACAGCTATTGGAGATATCACCTACAAGGATGGAGAACCAGTTGGATACAACGTCACTATTACTGCTTCTGTAGATGCTACAGGAACAGCTTCATACGATTACTACATCAAGCAGGGAGAAGCATAATAAATGATCAAGGTTACTACAAAGACAGGTTTTGAAGCGGAAGTCAATGAGGGAAAGATCCTCGACTTCCGTTTTTTAGAAAAATCAGTTGAAACGGTTAAAGGCAAAGATGATCTCGAAAAGATGGATGCGACTGTGCAGATGCTGAAAATGCTTTTCACTAAAGCTGACAAGGAAAGATTTCTTCAGCATGTTGCAGATCACAATGACGGCATTGCAGATATCAGTGCTGTTATGAATGAATTTACAGAAATCCTGGATCAGTGCAAAGAAGCCAATCAAAAAGTAAAAAACTGATGGTCATGGCAACCATGATTGCAACGGATGAAGACAGTCTGATCTGTGATCTTGCACAGTATTACCATGTGTTTGATTACAGATCTATGACCGTTGAGCTCGTTGCGACTCTATCCGCAGGGTTGCCTGAAGACTCACGAATAATGCGGAAACTTTATAATCAGAATATTTCAAAGTCAGAACTGATGCTTGCTGCCATTTATGATGATTTGAATGCTTATCTCTATTCAATGACTTCAAATGCAAAGCACGGTATTAATAGACCGGCATCTATTGTAGACAGATGGCTGAATATTACTGAACAAAAGAAAAACATGGCTTTTGATTCTGTCAACAGCTATGAGAAAGCCAAGCATAGAATATTAGGAGGTGGATAATATGGCAGATGGCGCAACACTAGGCAAAGCGTATATACAAATTATCCCATCTATGGAAGGCACAGGTTCTAAGATCTCTGCCTTTTTAAATGGCGAAGGTGTAAAGGCAGGCGATGAAGCAGGCGAAGCAAGCGGAAAAAGTATGATGCAGTCACTGAAAAGCACAGCTGTAAAGCTTGCTTCAACGCTTGCTATCGGTGCAGCAATAAAGAAAGCATTTGATATTGGTGCTGATCTAGAACAGCAGATTGGCGGTGTTGAAACTCTCTTTGCTGAAAGCTCTGCAATTATCAGAAAATATGCTGACGATGCATACAGAACTGCAGGTGTAAGTGCAAATGAATACATGAAGAATGTAACCTCATTCAGTGCTTCACTGCTGCAGGGATTAGGCGGTGATACTGCCAAGGCTGCTGAATATGCAAATACCGCAATGGTAGACATGTCAGACAACGCAAATAAATTTGGTACAGATATTGGTGCTATTCAGAATGCATACCAAGGTTTTTCGAAGCAGAACTACACAATGCTGGACAACTTGAAGCTTGGTTACGGGGGCACAAAAGAGGAAATGCAGCGCTTAATCAAAGATGCAGCTGCAGTCAGCGATTCTGTAGATGCGGAAAGCTTGTCATTTGACAACATCGTGCAGGCAATCCATGTCACACAGGAACAGATGGGAATCATGGGCACTACCAACAAAGAAGCTTCAACTACATTCAGCGGTTCCTTAGGAGCCATGAAAGCTTCGTGGGATAACTTTCTAGCTGGACTTATGATGAACGGCAAGGACGGAGTTGACATGAACACGTATCTCCAGCCATTGGTTGATTCTATAGGAACATTTGTGTTCAACAATCTGATACCTGCTGTTGGCAGATTTGTAGCTGCTGTATTTGAAGCAGTACCTGGCTTACTTGAGATTGGACTGAGCTCAATTTCAGAAAGCATATCTGAAGCTTTTGGCGGAATAATCGATGCAGAAACAGTCAAGATAGCAATTGAATCAATAGCGGGCGCATTTGCAGCATTTGCGGCAACGGAAGCTGTCATTGCACTGCCAGGACTGATTGATGCAATCAGTGCAGCTATTACAGGATTGAGCTTGAATCCAGTTTCTTTGGCTATAGCTGCCATAGCTGGAATCATAGTTGCATTGACTCAGCTGTGGAACAGTAATGAACAGTTTAGAGAATTCGTCACAAGCACATGGAATGCAATCATGTCTTTCCTTTCAAATCTCTGGGCAAGTATTTCTTCGACTGCAGTCAGTGTTTGGAATGGTATTTCTTCATCAATTTCTGGTGTAGTAAATATGATTTCTTCTGTTATTTCTACAGTATTCAATACCGTTAAATCTGTAATTACAAATGTATGGAATGGAATCAAGAACACTACCACATCTGTATGGAATGGAATTAAATCAGCAATTGAAACACCACTGAACAAAGCGAAGAATATTGTCAAAAGTGTTATCGATACAATTAAAGGATTTTTCAATTTCAAAATTTCATGGCCACATATTCCAATGCCTCACTTTTCAATTACTCCTAGAGGATGGGGTGTCGGTGACCTGCTGAAAGGCAAAATTCCTAAGCTTGGCATTGACTGGTATGCAAAGGCAATGAACGAGCCTAGAATCCTGGATGGAGCACAGATTTTTGGTGCAATGGGAGGAAGGCTTCTGGGTGGTGGTGAAGCAGGCCAAGAAGTTCTGTACGGAAGATCACAGCTGATGCGTGATATTTCTACTGCAGTGCAGGAAGCAAAGAGTGAATATAAAGATGACAGGCCAATTGTTATTAATATTTATGCAAAGGATCAGGATGAAAAGAAGATTGCTGAAGAAGTCAGCAAAATTTTAAGCAAAGAAATTAAGAGGAGGAGTTTCTAATGGATTATTTTACAATCGGAGGAGTTAGCTCCTCCTCCTTTAATGCTTATATATATGATTCAAATGTGTTTGATTCGCCAAGCAGGTCTGTAGATACATATGATGTTCCCGGAAGAAATGGAGCTCTTACAGTAGCTGGATCAGAAAAATTTGATAATCGAGAATTATGGTATGACATGTACATCCCAAAATCAATGATCAGCAATGTACGAGGACTTTCAAACTATCTGCACAGCCTTAAAGGCTATCAGCGTCTTGAAGATACTATTGAACCTGATGTATATAAGAAGGCCATGTATGTAGAAGCACTGCAACTGTCTTTGAAAACTTTAAAAGAGGCAGTGTTCAGAGTTACATTTGACTGCCAGCCCGAAAAATGGCTGAAAAGTGGCGAACAGAAAACAGTCCTAACAAAGAGTGGATCAATCAGTAATCCAACTGTACAGATTGCTAAACCATTGATCCGTGTCTATGGCAAAGGCACGGTTCAGATTGGAAAACAGACAATTGAGATATTGAAAGCTCCCACGGAGTACATCGATATTGACTGTGATATTCAGGACTGCTTTGAAGGAACTGCAAACCGTAATTCTTATGTATCTTTGACAGATTTTCCGGTTTTAGGCCCAGGCAGTAATGGAATTACTTTTGGAACTGGTATTACTAAAGTAGAAATTACTCCAAGGTGGTGGACTCTATGATACCTAAACTGTATGAATCAACAGAAATGGACTTCAAGAGCAATGGTCTAGGATCACTGCCTGATGCAATATCTTGCAAGGTGACAGAGGAAAGAAATGGCTGCTATGAGCTTGAAATGGAATATCCGGTTGGTGGATTGCATTATGATCTGATTGAGAATAATCGAATTATTTATGCCAAACCAAACGAGACGAGTGATCCTCAGCCGTTTGATATCAAGGAAATTACTCCTTCGATGGATAAGATGACTGCTAAAGTTTATGCACAGCATGTCAGATATCGAATGAACGGAATCCCTGTATCTCCTTTCAATGCACAAGGAATCAATGATGCACTTGCAGGACTGAAGCAGAACAGTCTGATCAAGCATCCATTTACTTTCTATACAGATATCATTAATACATCAAGTAAATTCAATGTAGGACTGCCTGGAACTTTGGGCAGCCTTTTAGGTGGAACAAAAGGCAGCATACTAGATACATTCAGCGGTTCTGCTGGATGTGAATATGAATTTGACAAATTTTCTGTTAAGCTCCATGCACATAGAGGAACTGACAGTGGTGTATCCATTCGATACGCGAAAAATCTTACCGGATGCAAAATGGAATCATCTATCGAATCTGTCTATACAGGTGTTCTTGCATACTGGCAGAAAAAGGGAGAAGACAAAGAAGAGCTATTAAGTAGTGATATCCAATATATCGCAAACCATACTAGTTATCCTCGTGAGTATATCTATATGCTTGACTGCTCTTCTGACTTCGAAGATACACCGACGGTTGAGCAACTCAATGCAAAGGCCTCAGATTACGCAGTGAATAACCGTATAGGTGAGCCTTCTGTAAGCGTTGATGTCTCTTTCATCCCTCTATGGGGAACCGAGGAATACAAAGCAATAGCGCCTCTAGAGAGGGTGAACTTGTGTGGTACGGTAACTGTCTGTTTTGACCTGTTAGGAGTTAACGTTAAAGCGATAGTTAACAAAACAGTCTATGACGTGCTATCAGAAAAATATGAATCGATATCTATCGGATCTGCCAAGAGTAAACTCGGAGAAACCATCAAGCAGGAAGCTCATGATCAGGCAGAAGCTGTAAAGAAAGATACTATATCAGCAGTCCAAGGATCCATTGACAAGGCAGTAGATAAGATTCGAGGTGGCACAGATGGCCATGTCATTCTGTCCACAAATGCAAATGGCGAAACCAATGAGGTGTATGCATATGACGGCAATTCTTTAGAAACAGCAGCCAAGGTCCTTAGATTGAATTATGAAGGACTTGCTGGGACAGATAAAGGCATTAACGGTAGATATAACGTGGCTATCACTACAGACGGCCACGTAAATGCCAGCATGGTCACTTTCGGTGAAATGAATGGCAATCTAATCAAGGCAAATTCGGTTGTCATTGGTGCTTTGGATGAAGAAGTTACAGGCAAGATAAATAGTGCTCAGTCAAGTGCTGACAAGGCTAATTCAAATGCTAATAACGCTCAAAACTCCGCGAATAATGCTCTAGATGCTGCAAATAAAGCCGATGCAAAAGCTGATCAAGCAAAATCAGACGCGGCAGCTGCCAGTTCAGCAGCACAAAAAGCTAAAGACCAAGCTGACGAGGCACAGAGAAAGTCAAACACCGCAAACGATATAGCAAATGGCGCTGTTGCAACTATATCTCCGATTGCTCAAGTTGTAATAGTAGACGATAAAGGCTTAAAAATCTTAAATAGTGAAAATAATACCAGTTATGCTCAAATGCAGTCAACTGGTCTTTTTGTATTTGTCAACAATGAGCAAAGAGCAGTATTTGGAGCCACAAGTAAAGTTGAGAACATGGCGATTCAAGATTACTTGATGTTTGGCTCTCACCGAGCAGAAACGAAAATTGAAGATGGTGAAGAAGGTACTGCTTTCTTCCATATAGGAGACGTTAAATAATGGCAACAGAAAGACGAAATTATGGCATAACTTCTTACACCAGTATTCATGTTTATGCAGATGAAACTACAGTTGATACAGCAAATAACAGATCTTATATTTCTACGGAACTGTGGATTCTAGGAAGTAGTTATTCTGCATACAATGTAGATTGTAATGTCACGGGCGCTAATGGATACACTAATTCACATTTGACAGCTAATGGATGGGTACAGCTAGTAAGCGGTGGCTTCTGGGCTCCACATAACGCCGATGGAACAGGTTCAGCTACAGTCGGATCATATTACTCATCTGGATATGGAAATATGCCTTATGGGGAGTTCACTCTAACTCTTACAAAGATTGCTAGAGCATCTCAGCCTTCTATCAACACGTATCCAAATAACTCGCCTGATATTACTGCTGGAGTAGCTTGCACTATTCATATGAATAAACATGCTAATTTCACGCATAAAGTATCATACTCATTTGGGAAAAAGAGTGGTGTAATTGCTACAGGAGTTGTAGACAACTGTTCATGGACTCCACCAACATCTTTGCTAGATCAAATTAGTACAGCTACAGTTGGCTATGGTGGAATATCCGTTGAAACATATAGTGGTTCTACAAAAATTGGAGATACAAAAACATGTAATTTTAATCTGCATCTACCAAGTAATTCCGAGCCTACTGTTGGAGCAATTACTTTAACAGAACAGCATTCTGGTGTAAAAGCTAAGAATGCAAATGTTACGGTTCAACAGATTTCAAAGAAATTAGTATCTGTACCAGTAAGTGCTAAATATTCAGCAAGTATTAAAACGGTAACTTGTGACGGTGTTGCACTGTCAAATAATAATGGTACTTATACAGGTTATATTTCTAACAAGTCGAATGGAACGTACAAAGTAACTGTTACCGATAGTAGAGGTCTGCAATCTAGCAATTCGGTTGAGCAGACATTTTACGAATATGCTAAACCATTTATAACTGCTACTTTAAAAAGAGAGAGCGAAACCTCTGCTAAAGGTGCTCTAAGCGTTAGTGGATCATATTCTACAATTCTCAGCAATACAATTCGTATGGCGATTCGGCGTAATGATGACACCTATAGCACGTTTGTTTATCCAACGCTAAGTAATGGAACGATATCTTACTCGAAATCTTATACTGATTTAAATTATGTACAGAGCTTTTCTGTTAAGGTGACAGTAACGGACGAATTTAACGAATCAGTTGAAGTAACAGCTGTATTAGGTGTTGGTCAGTATGCACTATGGATGGGTAAGTATAACGTTAAGGTCGGTGGAAAACTAAATGTAGGAAGTGATTTGACTGTTGGCGGTAATGCCACAATAAACGGAAGCATTACTACTCCAAATAAAATTAGCGCTTCAATGCTTAGATATACAGGAGCCAGCCCAGCAATGCATTATGTTGCTCGAGGATATCATGTACCGAGTAGTAGTTCGAAAGTATACATGAACTCAGATATGGCTGGGCATAGGTTCACTGGTGTTTATGTATATGACCCAGCTTATGCTTCGCAGCACTTTGATGCTGATAAGAAATACCCATCCATGCAGATTAAGAAAAAAGGAATGTACCTGATTATTTGTCGTGTACACGGTACAAATGTGCAACAAAATGGCTCGTTTGGAATTGGATATACAGTTAATAAACTTGATAATTCTGGAGAATGGGCTACCGATCAGTTTGATATGTTCGCTACATTCTATACATGTGCAGCATCATCGGTTTTCTTAAAAGTATTAAATGCAAATGATGTACTTAGATGGCAATGTATAGCTGACCCAACTAGACAAGTAACTCAATTTGAAATGCATGTATTTTATGTAACTGACCAATAAAGGAGATACATATGATTATAGAATTAAAAAATGGAGTGCAATTCTTATTATCTAATTATGAGGATTGCGACGATTATATTAGCTTGTCTATTCCGACATGCGTAACGCAATCAGTTCTTAAGGAATTTACAGAGGAAAATCTAGAAACTGTTTATATCAAAGATGATAAATTTAATCCAATTTCTGCATATAGAAATTTAACTCTGGATAACGACATTGGATATTCTCTACAGTTCAACCAGACTTCTTTTAATCTATCGAAATACCATTTAACAGACAGATTGAACAGCATGGAAGCAGAATGTAAGAAGATTCCAAATTTAACTGAACAGCTTACTCAGGCACAGGCAGACATTGCGTATATCAGTGTTCTGTCTGATATCGACACGACAAATACTGAGGAGGAAACATCAAATGAAAGCAGTATTTGATTTAGCAAAAAAGTACTATCCGAAGTACTGGAGTAAGGAACGTTTAGATGTTCTCCTTGCCAAAAAGAAACTAACTCAGGAAGAGTATGACGAATTGATCGAAAACGGTCAAAATGGAAATTAATATGTCAGCTATTGATAGAAACATCACACAATATGAAAACTGGCTCACCAAAGCCGAAGAAGAGGAAAAAGATCTTAAAAATAGGCTTGCTGATATTACGGTGCAGAAAGCAATCTATAGATCAGCTCTTTATACTCTTAGAGAAATGAAGCAAAAGGAACAGAAATTAGAAAGTAATGGAGATAATTAATATGGCAATGAACGGAATTGACATTAGTAGTTGGCAACGCGACATTAATTTGTCAGCGATTAAAGCCGACTTTGTAATTGTAAAAGCAACTGAAGGCATTGGATATGTTGATAAATCATGTGATATGCTCTTCCAAAAGGCATTAAGCTTAGGAAAAAAACTAGGCTTCTATCATTTTGCGAGACCTACAAAAAACAACGATCCAATCCGTGAAGCAGATTTTTTCTATGAAAACTGCAAAGGATATTTCGGAAAAGCAATCCCAATTCTAGACTGGGAAGCCGAAAATAAACAAAATGTTGCATACGCAAAAGCATGGCTTGATAGAGTCTATCAAAGATCCGGAGTTAAGCCTGTAATCTATATGTCCGAATCTGTAGTCAATGCATACGATTGGAGCTCTGTAGCAAATGCGGACTATGGACTATGGGTTGCTAAGTACAGAGATAATGCTACTGATTATAACTACAATATGGCAAATGCTGGATCACGTCCGCATGTAAAGTGGTGGAAGTTCTACTGCATGTGGCAATGGACTAGTTCCGGCAGATTAGATGGATATGGCAGTAACCTTGATTGCAATGTGTTCTATGGAGACGCTGCTACATGGGACAAGTACGTTGGCAAGTCAACAGGTACAGCAAAGCCTCAGTCAAAGCCTGTGGCCAAGACAGTTGATCAGCTTGCAGAAGAAGTGATTGCAGGTCAGTGGGGAAACGGTTCAGAGCGAAAGAAGCGTCTGACTGCTGCAGGATATGACTATAATGCAGTTCAGCAGATGGTCAATCGGAGGATGGCTGCTAAAAAGCAACCAGCATATGTTTACTATGTAGTAAAGCGTGGAGATACACTGTCCGCTATTGCTTCTAAGTATGGAACGACATATCAAAAGCTAGCTCAAATGAACGGAATTGCTAATCCGAACAAGATTTATGCCGGACAAAAGATCAGGGTGAAGTAATGGAAGTATTAGAAAAAATCATTCCTTGGTCTATCAGTTTAATATCGTTGATTATTCTGATTATTACATTCTTCAGAAACGGAAGCAAAGAACAAAAAGAAGATATCAAACAGGAAGATACAAAGTTTACGGATATTGAAAAAAATCTTTTAAAAGCAAATCTAAAGTTAGACCAACTATGTGCAACAACATCCGAGACAAGAACAGATATCAAGAGTTTAAATAAAGACTTAAACTCTCTAGGTGAAAGAGTGACGGCTGTTGAACGTGATCTAAAGACTGCTTTTGAAAAAATCGATGAATTGAAAGGAAAAATAGTATGAACTGGAAAGTAAGATTTAAAAACCCGCTATTTATTGCTCAGATGATTCTTGCGGTACTGACACCAATCCTTGCTTATGCAGGTTTGACAGTTAAAGATCTGACTACATGGCAGGCACTTGGTGATTTGCTAATGGGTGCATTGAGTAATCCTTATGTACTTGGATTAGTTGTAGTCAGTGTATTCAATGCAGTGACGGATCCAACCACAAGCGGAGTAAAGGACAGCGAACAGGCGCTGACATATACACAACCTAAAGAATAGAGTAAAGCCAGGTGCAATGCCTGGCTTCTTTTTTCTGGAATTTATGATAGAATTTTGTGCGAAAAGCGTGGAATGATTTTGGAACGAAATTTTCAAAAACCTCAAAAAATCAAAAGAGTGAAATCGCATATTTATGCGAAAAAATGAGGTTTATAGGATGGGTAAACCCCTATTAATCGATTCCCGTCGCTCGCTTTGAATATAAAATAACCGCATATTTATGCGGTTTTATTTTTCTGTGGAACGAAATTGGAACGAAATTCGGATTTTTGACTATTTGTGGCATTTGTTTATGAATTCCATCATGCTGCTGTCTGTGTCTTTCAGCAGGTGTGCATAGGTCTTAAGTGTGGTCTCTATGTCAGCGTGTCCAAGTCTCTTGGATACCGCTACTATGTTCACACCATTGTTGATCAGCCACGTTGCGTGACTGTGGCGCAGACAGTGTACTGTTACATTGTCTTCTATGCCGGCTTTCTTCTTTGCCTTTACGAACTGTGACTGAATTGTAGAAATAGAAAGTGATCTCTCACCACCGAATACAAAGTCTCCCTCAGTTGCCATCAGTGGTTCAAGCTCCTTTGTCAGTGTGTCATCCAGCAGAATGGTTCTGGATGTCCTTGTTTTGGTTGGTTTAAGGCCGTTCTTGAAGTGCTTGATGGAATAATGGATAAATGCCTGGTTGCCGTGCAGATCGGCTTTCTGCAGTGCCATAGCTTCGCCTCTACGGCATCCTGTCCAGTACAGGAAGTCAAAGAAGATTTTGTAGATTGGAAGATCCACACAGTCGATGAAGCGTTTGTACTGTTCTGGTGTCCATACAGGACGTTCCTGGCTCATTATCTCATTATCAGTATATTTGGCTGATCTAAGGAACTGTGCAGCATTAGGAATGCCGTATACATCGTAGGCGAACTTGAATACGGATTTAACATAGGCCATTGTCTTGTTCTTTGTGCGTGTCGCATAGTGATCATCACTGATCATGTCTGCACGCCATGTTTCCAATTGCAGTCGAGTAATTTTTCTTATATCTCTGTCCTTCAGAGGAAAACGTTTTTCGAAGTGCGTGTGTCTCTGCTGAGACTGACCAGGAGAGATCTGATACGACTTTTCGTAAAGCTCGTTCATTTCAGCAAATGTGATCTTTGGAGCATTGTCTGTTTTTTCTATCTTAACGGTTGCTTCATACTGTGCAGCATCACGCTTCAGCTTAAAGCCACGCTTCTTTCTGGTGTTCCATTTGCCTGTCAAAGGATCCTTGACCTGGTACTGAACAAAATAGGTTTTGCGTTTCTCATCGTAACCAATCATATTTATTCTCCTAGTATAAGTTTTTAGAAATAACAGATGTGTTATGAATATTGCCATACGACCTTAATTAACACATCTTTCATAGGATAGAACCACCACAATCACACCATACGGTTTTATTCGTATAAAACGAAAACAGGAATCGTGCCGAAGCCGATTCCTGCAAAGTGTAATCACTTTTCAATGTGCAATTACTTTACACTAATTGTTCAAAATTGTCAATCATCGATTTAATAAAGGAAAAGTTTGATTTTATCAGCTGATTATTTGAATAATAATCATAATGTTTCATCATTCTTGCCGAAAAGCGAACTAGTTCAGCTTTTCTTCTTATTCTTAGATCGTTGCTTGTAACAATTTTGTTATAAGTGTAAAAAGTTGTAATAATCTGCGTGATACGCAAATTGCTTAGTCTATTTTGCAGAGTGCTTCTACTAACGCTTTTAATATTTTTTCGAATGCTTTGTACCATAGAATGGTTTGGAGATTGAACAATATTTGACTTTCTTAGGTCATTTAGTAAACAGTTATTATGAGCTGAGGCATTTCTTATTGATTTACATGTTTTAAGCAAATAGTGATTGTCCAACATTTGCTTGTCTGAATATTTGATAGAACAAATTTTATAAAATGCAATCAATGTTCCAAATGTGGTTAATTCAAGAAATACCCAGACAGGTATATCAAATGAATTTTGTGAACAATTCGATATGTATTTTGAGTATAATCCATCACAATATGTTGAAGACTTAGAACGCTCTAATTCTTTAAGAAAAATATTTTTTTGGTCAGATGATAAAGAATCAAAATAATCCTTCACAATAGAATGACCATTTTCTTTGTGTATTTCAAAAATTCTAAGCAATTGTAATTTTACATAATGTTCAATATCAATCGTCATTTGTAATAATAAACTTCTCAATTCAAAATCAATAATTGCTAGGTCTTTGAGATATGCGAAGTCTAAAGAAACATATTGTATATTTCCGTTTACTATTTTTGTTCTATAATTTTTTCTGTAAGATGATAGCTTAAAAAGATTGTTATTGTATTCCAAATAATTTTTTGCATCTTTTTCAGAAATGTAGGTAAAAGTAATTCCTTTGCTTTTTAAATGAACTATTTGTTCATCAATAGTTAATAATTTTTTCATTGTATTTCATATTTTTTCCTTTCTTTTGTTTGTGTTATACTTCTTTCATAACTACGGCAATCCACTATAGGTGGTAACTATGGATTTCAAGAGAGCACTGTATTTGGCAGTGCTTTCTTGCTTTTATAAACAAAAATTCCGTACATGGCATACCACATACGGAACTTTTGCAAGTCTAGGTTCACTCGGAATTCATCTAGCTTTCTTCGTAAGTAGTATATCATGTCTATGCCAGTGTTTTGCCACCAATTTGCCACTGATTTTTCGTTTTCCATATCACAGCTATTGAGTTTTACTTAACTCGATAAAACTCGATTTTCACTAAATTAAATAAATAAACGATACATTTTGTATCGATTTTTATGTTGGAAAGGCTAGTTTTTCTCAATTAAAGCAAAGAACTCAGATAATGATATATTTAGACAGTCGCAATAATCTTTTAATGATCTACCATACATTCTGACTTCTCCACTTTCCCATCTAGAAACTGTCATTTTACTAACATTCAATCTATCAGCAATATCTTGCATTGATAGATTCCTATCTTGTCTTAATTTTTTCAGCTGATTTCCTACATTTAAATCAAAATCATAATCGTCATCTCTTCTCTTACTCATAACGTGTGCCTCCTGGCTTTGTAATTATATAATAGCAAAAAAACGTAACAAGTTACAAAAAAATGTTGACTAAAACACAGTAAGTTACTAGAATGTAAGTGAAGTAATACAGTACGTTACAGAAAAGGAGGAATAACTATTGATGGATGAAGAATTATTGCCCATTAAAGCTATTGCATCAATCATGGGAATTACAATTGCTGAATTATCAGAAAGAAGTGGTATCCCATATGAAAGATTGCTGAACTTAAACATTGGTAGAGGAGTTATGAATGCAAAAGAGTTGATGCTATTATCTAAAGCTTCTGGAATTCCAGCAGAAAAAATACGTATCTAATTTTAAAGCATTAGCTGATCACGTAGATCATGAGGACAAACTCTATAACGAATCGTTATTGAGTTTAGGACAGAGAGGTGGATGGCTCATCAACGAAAGTGGTCTCTACAGTTTAATCCTGGGTTCCAAGCTTCCAAGCGCCAAGCGCTTCAAGCACTGGGTGACAAGCGAAGTACTTCCTGCCATCCGACAGAACGGTGTCTATATGACCGACGACAAGGCCTATGACATCACACACAATCCTGGCAGTCTTGCTGATCTGCTTCTAAAGGCAGGTGAACAGCTCAAGCAGAAGGAAATCATCATCCAGGAGATGAAACCTAAGGCACTATTCGCTGATGCAGTAACTACTTCTCATACATCGATTCTGGTAGGAGACCTTGCAAAGATCATCAAGCAGAACGGATATGAGATTGGGCAGAAGCGCTTGTTCGAATGGCTCAGACAGAATGGATATCTGATCAAGTCAGGATCATCTAAGAATATGCCAACACAGAAGAGTATGGATCTACATCTGTTCGAAGTGAAAGAGTCTACAGTGCAGAATCCTGATGGAAGTGTACGAGTTACAAAGACTCCTAAATGTACTGGAGAAGGGCAGGTGTATTTCATCAACAAGTTTCTGAAAGGAACTGAAGATGCAGAAAGTTAAAACAAGAGAAGAGATTGCCAATCAGATATATCTGAACAAGGCCGATATCAGAAAGCTTCTTGGTGTCTCTTACAACACTGCTGTTCGAATCTATGAATATGCAAACAGGATGGACAATGAGCTGCCATTCAGAATCGAACCAGCAAAAGTGCGTATTACATCAGTTGCAAAGGCAGTGAACATGTCACTTGAAACACTGAAGAAGCAAGCTGGTGTATATGCCAGATAAAAAAAAGGGCATCCAGGACACGATACCCTCCCACACAAAGTGAAGCATTTTTGAATGACTTCACAAATATTCTAACAGAAAGAAGGGCAAATATGGAAGACAAACAATTTATCTGTGACATGCTGCTGAACGCTTTGAGAGCAACAGACAGCTACAGAGATGTTGTAGGCATTACTTACATCAAATCAAAGGATTCAGATGAATCACACGTAGTTATCCATTTTCTAAGTGGTACAAGAATCATATGCACCACGATGGACAGTGGATTCGCAATGATGAAGGACATCATCAATCACATTGGAGGCTGATCATGAAAAAGATTAATGGAACAGATATTCAGGAAGTAGTAAGAAGAAAAACAGTTGCACAGCACTATGTTCACTCAAAGCTCGACAGAAAAGCACTCATTATGCAGCTTGCAGAGGAAGCAGCTGAGCTTTCACAGGCATGCCTCAAGTACATCAGAGCACTTGATGGAACAAATCCATGTGCTGAACAGGATCCAGAAGTATATATGGACAGCATCGTTGAGGAATACTCTGATGTAGCAAATGCAGCTGAAGTTGCATGGATCCATTTAGATTATGAAATCATTGCCAGTAAAGCAGAACGCTGGGCAGACAGACTGAAAGCATTAGAAGAAAGGAAAGGTGCAAACAATGAATGAAAAAACATGCTTAAAGGTGCATCATTTCGAGAAGCCGTTGGATATTCCGTCTTTTGCAAGAAGAAAAGCAGTTGAGGAAGAACCAGTGCAGACTATCAGCAACAGCGACGTTGTTCTGATCTGTGGTATGACAATCGCAATTCTCACACTTGTTGCCATTCAGCTGTGGATTCTGATGCTATGACAATCATTGCTACAGTTAAATTTCTGCAGAAAAGAAACCTTGTTTTACGAAAGAAAATCTCAGATTTGGAAAAACTGAATACAGAACAATCTGATGCGCTTAACAAAGCTCGCTGTCGGATTCAGTACCTTAAAGCTGAGAACGCTACATTAAGAATGGAGAAAGCTTCGTTGATATATGGCAAAAGTAAATTGGAACTTATGGGAGGAGATGGAAGCAATGCAAAGTAACTTTCACCTGGATGCATATGAAGTGGATGCAGTAACACAACAGGGAAGACCTGTTCGATTCGATATCACTGATGGATGCAATGGAAAGTATCTGATCCATACAGAACATGATCAGCTCTATGTAGACAAGTCAGAACTGATTAAAGTCATGCAGCTGATTGAAAATGAGAAAGCACGAGGATGATGAAGCATATGTATATGTGCAGCAAGAACAATGGTGCAATGGCAAAGAGTACTGCAATCCCACAGGAAGAAGAAATAACAGACCAGGATATAAATTATCTGATTTCACAGATACTGTCACTGTTCAGCGACGTTCTGGAACAGGCTGAAGATGCTGACAAGGAAGTCTATGACAGGATGATGGCACGCAGCAGTCAGGATCTGATTGATGAAATTACTGAAATGATAGAAGACAGGAGATAGAAATGATTGATCTTAAAGCAATTCATGATGAATTGACAAAGTATTTGTCAGAAGTGGCAGAAAGCTACTTTGACAACAGAGTGGATTACTACAAGCCACGCTATGTGGATCTGCAGATTAAATTCTCTGTGGATCCGGCAACAAATGAAATTATACAGACAGTGTCATGTGGGAGAAAGATTCCACCTAGATACATTGGATATCCACGTCATATGACACGTGATCAGCTTTTAGAGGAAATAAAGGAGGAAAAGAAAAATGTATCTCTACGAAATACCACAGGCTTATAAGACTATTCTGGACAATGCAGATCCAGAAACAGGAGAAATCGACTATGAAGCATTAGACATGCTCGAAGATTCTCTTCACAGCAAGGCAGATGCCTATGCAAAGATCATTCGCTCGCTGAGCGCACAGAGTGCAGCAGTCGAATCAGAAATCGAGCGCCTTGAAGCTCTGAAGACTGCAAATGACAACAAGGTGGCAAGACTGAAGGAGAATCTGCTGAAGGCAATGGAATCAATGGATGATGAGAAATTCAAGACAGATCTGTTCTCATTCAGCATCAGACAGGCAAGCTCTCAGCCTCTTGAAATCGATGAAACACAGGAGATTCCAATCAAATGGTGCAAGACTACAGTCACACCTGATAAGGCAAAAATCAAGGAAGCACTAAAGAAAGGAGAGGAATTAGGTTTTGCAAAACTTGGCGAGAGAAAGCAATTCCTGATGATCAGATAGCATGGCGATCAATGTAATGATTCTAGGTGCGAGTGGAACAGGCAAATCTGCTTCCATGCGCAACTTCAATTCAGAAGACGTAGCACTCGTAAATGTATGTGCAAAGCCTCTTCCGTTCAGGAAGAAACAGTTTGAAACACTTGATTCAGACAACTATGCAGAGATCAAAAGATTTCTAAAGAAGACAGCACGAAAGATCATCGTAATTGATGATGCACAGTATCTGATGGCTGATGAATACATGAGAAGAGCATCAGAAAGAGGATTCGACAAATTCACTGATATCGGTCAGAACTTCTGGAATCTGATTAAATTCTGTGAAGCACTGCCTTCAGACAAGGTAGTCTACTTTCTGCAGCATACAGAAATTTCAAGTGACGACAAGACAGTGAAGGCAAAGACAATCGGCAAGATGCTGGATGAAAAGATCACACTTGAAGGACTGTTCTCAATTGTTTTACGTACATCAGTAGATGACGGACACTACACATTCCACACAAGAAATAATGGATCAGATACAGTCAAGTCGCCTATCGGCATGTTTGACAAGCCTGAAATCGATAATGACCTGGCAAAGGTGGATGAGACCATCAGAGCCTACTATTCAGACATCTATGCAGAACAGGACAGTTACAGGGATTCAGTTGCAGTTCTTGATCATGAACCAGAAGACAAGGATACAAAGCGTATCAGCAAGGCAATTGATGATTCAGAAGCACCTGGAGGAACACCAACAGAAACACCTCTGTCAAAATGGGGAGAGCTCAAGATCAGACTTGATGATGCAAAGATCACTGTTGATGAGCTGAAGAAATTCGTTGTATCAAGCGGAGTCATTGGAGCAACTGTCGAGCCATCTGACTATGAGGATGACTTCATCGATTATCTGTTAGCTAATTTTGAAAAACTGAAGAAGAGCATTAAAGGAGGAAAGTAATAATGGCTAATTCAAAATACAATACATCATTCGAAGTTGAAGACAAGGAGTACACACTTCTTGAACCAGGAGAATATCCATATGTAGTCACAGAAGTAAAGTATGGCGACTACAACGGCAGCGCAAAGGTTCCAGCGTGTCCAATGGTAACTGTCGAACTGGAAGTAGACGGTGGAGAACAGGGCAAGATCTCAGTAAGCAACAACTTCTATATCTGCAAGGAATGCGCAGGCTTACTTGCTGCATTCGCAAAGTCAATTGGTGTAATGGACGATGGTGAAAAGGTCGTATCTATTGAATGGGATGAAGTAGAAGGCATGAAAGGTACTGTCTACATCAACCACCGTGAATACAACGGTAACAAGTACAACCAGGTAAAGAAATTCGTCAAGAAGGTTAAAGCTAAGAAGAATTATGACATGTTCTGAGGGATTGGTGTTTCAAGTCCCTGGAGAACCGGTAGGCAAGGGAAGACCTAGATTCACCAGGCAGGGCAGAGCCTATACTCCTGCCAAGACTGCGAAGTATGAGAATCTAGTTTCTCTTGCTTTTCAACAAATGTATCCCAATCATGTGCCATTTGAAAATGCTGTCGAAATGAAAATGATTGCTTATTTCTCGATTCCAAAGTCATGGAGCAAGAAAAAGCATCAGCAGGCAGTCTTGAATCAAATATTTCCTACAAAGAAACCTGACACTGACAATATTGCAAAAGTTAAAGATGCACTCAATGGAATTGCATTCAAAGACGATTCTCAAGTAGTAAAAGAAACGATCATAAAGCGATATGCAGAAGTTCCTAAACTGATAATCTACATCAAGGAGGTGTGATATGGACAACAGAGAAATAATAACAGAATGTCTGCAATACATAGATCCATCCAGATGTGACTATATGGAGTGGTGCCAGGTTGGCATGGCTCTCAAAGTTGAGGGATTTGACTGTGAAGTGTGGGATGAATGGTCGAGAAAAGATGACCGCTACCGTGAGGGCGACTGTGAACGCAAATGGAATACTTTTGGAAAGATTGGTGTAACAGGAGCAACCATCGTAAAGATGGCTAAAGATAATGGATGGGAGACTCAGAATAAGCATAAGCAGCCGAAGCTGGACTACAAGAATCATTCTCTGCGTATCGAATTTGAAGAGGCTCTTCCGTCAGAAAATATTGTCAAGGAAGGGTGGATTGAAAAAGAGGAATTCACAGAACCAGGAGATGGATGGAATCCTGTCAAGGATGCAGCAGACTATCTGACTGCACTCTTTGATCCAGGAGACATTATCGGTTACGTGATGCAGTCTAGATTCATCCAGGACAGGAACAAATACATTCCTGCAGATAAAGGAACATATACAGTTACATGCGGCCAGGTTCTTGATGAACTGAACAGAACCAATTCAATTGAAAAGGCATTCGGCTCCTATGAAAAGAAAAGCGGTGCATGGATCAGATTCAATCCATTGGATGGCAGCGGTGTACGCAATGACAATGTAACTGAATACAAATATGCACTGATTGAATCAGACAATATGGATCTTCCGACTCAGCTTGCAGTCATAAGAGAGCTCAAACTGCCTTGTGCTGCACTCGTATACAGTGGATCCAAATCAATTCATGCAATTGTTCATATCGATGCACAGAGCTATGCAGACTACCGTTCAAGAGTTGAATATCTCTTCAAGGTATGTGAGAAGAACGGACTCAGCCTGGACAAGCAGAACAAGAATCCAAGCAGACTGTCCAGACTTCCTGGATGCTTCCGAGGAGATCACAAGCAATTCCTTATCGGTGTGAACCAGGGAATGGCAGACTACAACGAATGGAAAGACTACATTGATGAGATGGATGACAGTCTTCCTGATGTAAGCAGTATTACAGACCTGTTTGACAATCCTCCGACTCTTGCACCTTGTGTTATTGATGGAATTCTCAGACAGGGCAGAAAGATGATATTATCCAGTACTTCAAAAGCCGGAAAGACACATCTCTTGATTGACCTTGCCTTCTCATTTGCAGAAGGTATGAACTGGCTTGGCCACAAATGCAGGCAGTGCAAGGTTCTGTATATCAACCTGGAAGTGGCATTTGATACTTTTGCAAAGGACATACTTGCGGAGTATCTGTATAAAGGAATGGTCGGTGATGGAGCACACCTGGAGAACATCATTGTATGGAACCTCAGAGGAAAGGCAGCAGGCATCGGACAGATCAAACGCTCAATCATTAGAAAGGCGAAGGCTGTAGGTGCTGAGGTAATTATCCTGGATCCACTTTACAAGGTAATGGATGGGGATGAGAACTCCAATTCAGATGTAGGCAGAATGTGCCGTGAATTCGATGATATTGCCCAGGAAACAGGTGCATCAATCATTTATGCTCATCATTACGCAAAAGGCAACTCAAGCAACAAGTCAGTCATTGACAGAGGTGCTGGAGCTGGAGCATTTGCAAGAGATCCAGATGCGATTCTCAGCTTGACACAATTGGACTGGTATTCAGTCAATGATCCAGGCAAGAAGGCATTCAGACTTGAATCATCACTGAGAGAGTTTGCATCGATTGAACCAATCAATCTGTTCTCAATGGGATTCAAGAAGGAATACAGAGGCAGAGAATACTCAACACTTGTATTTGAGAAAGATGTGAATGGAATCCTGGATGATGTCGATTTCCTGGGAGAGAAGCCAGCCAAGAAGACACAGTATGAGCTGGCTGATGAAAAGGACAGAGCATTACGCATAGTAAAAGAACTAGGTGGTGAATGTACTGTCTATGAGTTTATGGACAAGTACAAAGAAGTAACAGGCAGTGAGATCAAGAGAAATTCAGCATATAGACTTCTTGAAAGAGCTGGCTTGGAAGCAACTAAAGAAATGGGTAAGGCGACCAAATATAAATTTAAATCTGAACAACCTTGAACAGGTCAAAAAATACAGGGGTGTTCAGGTGTTCAAAACCTTAGTATTTGAACAGGTCAAAAAATACAGGGGTGTTCAGGTGAAAATACAGGGGTGTTCAGGTGTTCAAAACCTTAGTATTTGAACAGGTGCACAACCTACCTGTTCAAAACCTATATAGTATTATGAACAACTATGTCACATAGGACACATTGTGTTGTAGAAATGCTCTTTGAGCTCGCATTTCCTACAACCGACAAATGTCCTTGGTGCCGACAACGTTTTATGAAGAGACAGAAAAAGAAAAATATTATCATCCTGGAAGATAATCCTACGGATGAGGAAAGGAAGAAAAGGGAACTTGATGCTCTGCTGTTTGGAGAGCTTGTCTTTCCGAAAATAGAAACACCTAAAGGCTATGTTACCTTGCGTGACCTGGATGGAGAGGCTTGCTGTCAGATCAGCACCAAAAAGATTCCTTTCTGAATTATGAAAGAAATGAATTTAACAGAATCAGAGATTCAAGGCTACAAGATGGTTATAGAGGTTCTGACAAATGCACTCAGTACTGTTGATAGAAAATATCGAATCAAATGCAAGCCGTTCAAAATCAAAGGAGAACCTGTTGAAAATGAAGACCAGATCTATAAGCTGTACTGGAATCAGACTATAGCAACCGAGAAAGGACTGCAGAGCTATCTTGAACGGTTCAGAAAAAGAAATGCTCAGGATGCAGCAGACAATGCAGCAATTGATTTCTGCGTTGATCTGATTGGTCGAATGATCAGATCAGTAAAGGACGCACTGACTGAAGATGAGTTCTGGAAGTACTACACGGTAGTGGATGGAAAACTCGTGAAGAGAGGTTCATTCGAAGAAAAGAAAATTGCTGAATCCAAGCTGGAGGAATAAATGCGAGGCAGACCGACAAAAGAATTTGCATGCTATAAAGGCGATGAATTTATTGCAATTGGAACAATCAAGGAACTCGCTGAAAAAACAGGCTATGCAGAAACGACTTTAAGGTTCTGCACGCATCCAGCATCGATGAAACGCAGCAAGGGCAACCGACTTATCGTATTTAAAGTAGAGGATGAATGACTTGTGAAAAGCTTGAATGAAGAACGGTTCCTGGAAGAACTGAGAAATGAAATCAGACTGTACAGAAAGCGTATCAGAGAACATGAGCAGTCAATCGACTATCTGAACAGTCTGATAGACATGCGTGAAAAGATAATAGAAAGGTGCGTGAATAAATTTGAATGAACTGATAGGACAGATAATTTATTTGATGATCGTACACTACAGAATAACGATCGCTGTGTTCCTGACGGTACTTGCTATTGGATATACGCTGATTGGAATTGCGTACTATCGAGAAATCAAGAAATGGAAGGAATGGCACAAGTGGAGGGACAGCCATGAACGTCATTAACAGATGGAAGACTGTTCCAAAGGAACTGCGTGAGGAAACTATGGAGCATGAGTACGGATGGATGATCAAGTATCTGCTTGAGTCATGCACGGTACTTGTTCCACCAGAAGCAGTAAGAAAGAATGCGCTGAGCCATATAGAAAAATCACTTGAACATGATCTGTATGAACTGGGATTTGATGCAAATGTAAGAATCAAGGTTTATCCAGGAGTAATTGCACGAGGAATGGACTATA